CGATGATTGTGAAGCTGCTCGGTGGCGAGTCCTGAGGAACCGCGGACTTATAAGTCCGCTAAAGTTCCTTTGGGCCTGCATACCATTCAGCTCCTCTCACCATGTCATCAGATAGTACTGAGCCTCGAGGAGGTGGGGACGTCGAAAGACGAACCCATTCCCGAAACTCAGGTCAATCTCCTAGAAGAGTTCTCTCTTCTGGAAGGCGCCGTGCTGATCACGATCCGCGTACGACGTTCACGAGGAAATTCCTTGTGATTGTCGTCGCGGTGATCAACGCGATCTATCTCATCAGTGAGGCATTCTTGGCCGGTAGCAGTTTTTGCTAACCGGGAATGCCGAGAAGTTTCCCATTGTGAGGCGCGACCTAAGCAAAAAGTGGAAGGTTTCTTACCTTCTGCTTGATGTATGGCCGTTCTTCATTTCCGGGTGACATTCAGACGTCAGCTAGGGATGACCACCTCTAGTAAGGAGGGATCATGAAAAGCCTGACGTCACTCTGGTCCATTGCAGCTCATGAAATGGCTGCAAGATGTTGCACTAGCGCCACGATGGACATAAACTATGTCCATCGTCGGACTGAACACGAGGGGTTAGCCTTCTTGGCTATAACCCTGGCGGACCTTGGAAAAGCTACCCAAAAGTGGCTAGACCATGGTCTCGTCGTCTCATCCGATTGCTCTGCCTTTAAAACGGCAGGCTCTCGGAATAGGCTCCCTGCATTTCTGCAAGGTTTCTATAGACGTGTGTTCGATCCTTGTAGTGGCACACTATTGAATGATCCCGACATCGAAGCAATCTATGCTATCCGTCAGCTTACGCTGATGTTTAGTAAGATCGCCCTCCCGAGGGAGTCCCTTTCAGGTACTCCCAACCAGGTTGTAACACCTGGTCGCGAGAGGCTAGCGATGTCGGATTTTGTTCAATGTGAGCAGGAAGTTAAGTTCTCTGACTCCATCCTTGATCCTGCCTTTTTGGCAGATTTCAGGCGTATGTCAGAGGTGCTATACGGAGGCCTCTTTGACTGGTTGGAACTACAACTAGCCAGTCAGAAGCTTATCCCGAAGCACGGCCCAGGCGCTGTTGCGGACAAACTTACCAGCAATGGTAAGTATAATGCCCGCACCTGGACCACCAGACTTCAGTCGGTTTTTCCGGCTGAAGACTACCTAGTTCCGAATGCCCATTTTAATGGGTCAACGGTTTCAGCTCGCTGTTATAGCGAGTCTGCTGCCCTGCACTGTTGGAGTGTCAGGACTGCTAGGTTTGACTTCCTCGAACCCGAGGCCGAGATACCCGTCAGGGTTATCACGGTCCCTAAAACGCTCCAATCACCCCGGATTATCGCCATCGAGCCAACCTGCATGCAATATGCACAGCAGGGCCTCTTTGGTCTTATCCGTGATGGAATTGAGAG